GAATGAGTGTGTCGAAATTTGAAAGGAGCATCAAAAGTGGGGAAAATCATGGAGCTTTTTTACGGCGATCTCGGGGCGTTTCAGGCGAAAATGGAAGACGACAAGTGGGAGGTTGAATTTCGGGATGAAAAATACCCGCCGAGGATCACGATGGATCAGCTTGTACCGCCGCTTTTTGAGATGACACCAGACGGCCAGAAGACCGAAGACCCGGCGTGCATACAGGTGATCGGCACGCCGGACATGCGGATCATCACGACCGGAAGGCTGCTGATCAGCAAAAAAGAGCTGACCAAGTACGTAAATACTGCACAGGGCTTGCTGCAGCTTTACCTGCACGCATTTATGCAGGAACGCAAGGAAATGGAGGCGGCGCAGAATGACTGAAACAGCGAAAATCTATCGAGCCGCAATCGAGGTATTCGGCGGCGATCTGCAGGTCACGGTCGCCATCGAAGAGATGGCGGAGCTGACGAAGGAACTGTGTAAGGCGCAGCGAAAGCTATTTGCGGCCGAAATGTTCATCGGCGATGGGGAAATTGACAACCATGACGAGATCGCAGAGGAGATCGCGGATGTGCAGATCGTGCTGGAAGAGCTGACGCTGCTGTTCGGCGTCGAGGCAGAAGCACAGGAGGCCAGAAAGCGGAAGCTCGCACGGCTGGAAATGCGGATCGAGAAGGCAAGAGAGGAACGCGGGGACAATCGTGAGCATACCGCACATTGGGAAGACCCGGGCCAGAAGGGGGATCTGTGGTATGCAAAGCTGAATGGGCCGGGGCCAGACCCCAAAGGAGCGCGCGGTGCGTGGGGGTACTGCCCGAAATGTGGGGCGTCAGATTGCGAATGGGACGCTGAGACAGACGTATGCACATGCAAGGCATGCGGATACACGAACTGACCGTTGAAACTGTGGCCGGAATCTCCGGCCACGCTTTGAGCGGGCAGAGATGGGAGGAATATCTGTGAATATTGCGTACAACGTGGACTGCATGGAGTATATGCGGACGCTGCAGGATAAGGCGTTTGATCTGGCCGTGGTAGACCCTCCGTATTTCAGCGGCCCGGAACGCCGGGGCTATTACGGCAGCAGGGTAAGCAAGAACGGCGTGCATAGGGATTACCCGATCTCCCCGGAATGGGAAATCCCAGGCGTAGAATATTTTGATGAGCTAAACAGGGTGGCGCAGAAGATCATAGTCTGGGGCTGCAACTACTATAAACATATTTTTCCGCCCGGACGAATTGTCTGGGATAAGTGCAACGGGGCGAGCAGCTTTAGCGATTGCGAGATCGCAGCGACAAATTGCCATGATAGCGTCAGACTGATCCGGTATATGTGGAACGGAATGATGCAGGGCAAAAGCATCGCCGACGGCGCTACCCAACAGGGAGACAAGCGAAAAAACGAGAAACGGATTCACCCAACGCAAAAGCCTGTCGCGCTCTATGCGTGGATCTTCGCCCGGTACGCAAAGCCGGGAGATAAGATCCTCGATACGCACCTTGGGAGCGGGAGCAGCCGGATCGCGGCGTATGACGCAGGGCTGGATTTCGTGGGGTGCGAGATCCATAAGGATTATTTTGCAGCACAAGAGGAGCGCTTCGCCGCGCATACGGCGCAGCTATCACTATTTGTATAAAAGAGGATGGAGTATGGCAAAGAGATGTAAACGCCGGATATTTGCCGGGCATGTATGCAAGCAGATCGTGTATACCGTCGCGGACGGCACGGAGATCAAGGCCAGCAAGCCGCGCAGGCCGCGCTTTCAGACGCCGGCAGAGCGCGACGAGTTTAACGGCAAAGTCTCAGCCAGCCGCCTGGAAACGCTGGTCAATGCCAACTTCGGACCAACATCCTATTACTCCACACTGACGCTCGATGCGGAGAATGAGGTACATACCGCAGCCGAGATGCGAAAGCTCCGGGACCGGTATTACCGCCGCCTTACATATAATTACCCTGATGCAAAGATCGTTGTGGTTTACGGCCAGGGGAAATCAACCAGCAGATTCCACCTGCACATGATCTCGGATGGCATTCCGCCGGAGGCAATCGGCAAGCTGTGGGGATATGGCAACGTGATCGACTGCAAGCCACTGCGGAAGCACAATTATTATCTGGATGAAAACGGAAATAAAGTCGACCACGGGCAGGACTACACGGCCCTTGCCAACTACCTGCACGGTCACTGGCGCAAGGAGTTCGGCGGCCACCGGTACAAGGCCAGCCGCAGCTGCGTCCGGCCGGAGCCGGAGCCCGCGACCGAGGCGGTCCGGGACTACAGTCCGGAGCGCCCGCCGGTCGCACCGCGCGGCTATATCCTCGTGGAGGCCCGTACCACGCAGTACGGCTTACAGATATATAAATATGTAAGAGACCCAAAAGAAGAACGCAAGCGGACCGGGAGCCGCCTTATTTAAGCCTTGTAAATGTGTAACGTTATAAGGCGAAAAGGAGGCATGAGATGAGCGACTACTGGCACAAGGAATATATCTGCCCTTTCTGGCAGGCAGCAGGGAAAAAGTCGATCCGCTGCGAGGGGGAATGCGTGATCGTATTCCCGGAGCGGCGGGAGACAGCGGAGTACATCGCGAGGTACTGCGCGAGCTTTGATTATCCAAATTGCAGCATTGCAGGGGCGAAGATCCGGCACTACGAAAAAACAGAATGAAAGCCGAAGCGCATGCGGAACGCCGTATGCGCTCATTCTGCGTGCGTGGGGTGAAAACATTTTCAGAATACGCTATGCTGAAAAGCAGAAGGGAGGCGCGAGCCATGGCGAGAAAACCGAGGTATGAATCCGTGGAGCAGATCGAGGGGCTGATCGAGGCGTATTTTGAGAGCTGCAAGGGTGAGATCCTGCGGGATGAGTGCGGGAATATCGTTTTCAACCAGAAAGACGGAACGCCGATCTGGGTGGGGCGGAAACCGCCGACGATCCCGGGGCTTGCGCTGGCGCTGGGCTTTTCCAGCAGGCAGA